GTAGCATTCGGATCGTTATTGGTGTTGAAGTAGATACATTGGATGTGACGGTGAAAGCGGATAATTCCGCGACCAGTTATTTCTCTGGAACTCCGTTCATTCAGGTCGTGCATAACGGAGGTCTTGACGGCGCACGGATTAAGCTAGAGCGCGTGTTCATGGGTACGCCAGGTGACACCAGTGCAGGCACCGTGCTTCTGTTCGAAGGCCGCGTCGCAGACGTTGAGTGCAGTAGAACCATGGCGCGCCTCAAGGTGAACTCCGACCTTGAGTTACTGAACATTCAGATGCCCCGGAACCTGTATCAGCCGGGATGCATTCACAACCTATATGACACTGGGTGCGGCCTGACTAAATCAAGCTGGGCTGTCGGAGGAGCTGTCTCGTCAGTGTTAAACTATACGGGAGTGGCCTCAGGTTTGTCACAGCCAGACGGATATTTCGACAACGGAGTTTTGATATTCAATTCCGGTACGAATGCTCAGGTGCGCAGGACGGTGAAGAAGTATGCAGCGGGGATTTTTACATTCTCGACACCGCTGAAGGTGCTTCCATCCGCGGGCGATACCTTTACAGCTTATCCAGGCTGTGACAAGACTCAGGTTACATGCACGAGTAAATTCAGTAATGTGATCCATTTTCGGGGATACCCTTACATCCCTATTCCAGAAACTGCAATCTAGGAGACCTTTCATGCCCTCAACCCTTCCCAATGCAACCGACTTCACAGATCCCGCTGTGACCGAAGCTCAGTTCAAGACTGCACTGACTCAGCTAATCTCCTACTTGTCGGGCCTCTTGGGGGCTGACGGTCTGCCCACCACAGCTCGGACCGCCTTAGGCCTGGGCACAGCTCCGCTCGGCACAAACCCTCGAGGCGCATACGCGAACAGCACAGCCTATTCCAAAGCGACCAACGATGTAGTCACTTACGGAGGCGTCTCATATCTTTGCGTCTTGAGCTACACGAGCCCAGCGTCGGCAGGTACTCCTGACACGGATCCGACGCACTGGACGGTTTGGCAGGGCGCGACCCTCTCCCAGGTCAACAGCTTGTTGGCTACGGAAGCCCTTTATCGTGCCCAAGCAGGGTTTGCGGAAGAACAACGTGAATTCCTAGCCCCGCGCCCGCAAATCCGTCCAAACCAGACTTTCATTAAGGCGATCATGTCCGGCACCGTGAATATCGTTATTTGCGGCGATTCAATCAGTGAAGGCGCGGATTCGTGGTATGTTAACTCGTGGGCGCAGAACTTTGAACAGATGCTGCGAGTGCAAATCCCATGGATCACATGGAAGGTCACGAATCTTTCCATCAGCGGTAGGTCCATCGGTAATTTAGCGGACCCTGCTTACGTCTCTCCGGGTTCGTTTAATTATGCAGCTTGCACAGGTGGGATTACCAGTCAGGCTTGGCCCGACGGTACATACACATCAGGCAAGGCTTGGCGGGATTACGTCCAAGACTATACGCCGGATCTGATTATCATGGCGCACCAAGAGAATTCAGGTGACACTGGTGACGCTTACCAGACATCACTGCTTTCGTTTATTGCATATACGCAGACATGGACTAAGAAGCCCTGGTTCACGTTCGTGTCGATGCACTTGCCCACCGCTTACAACAATCCCACATATGGCATGGCTTTTGCCAACGCTCAACAGCAACGGCAGTCGCTATCTGATATAAATCGCCATCTGGCAATCTATAACGGGTACGGGCTCATCGACAACAATTCGATCATGCGAATGATGCGTGATGGAGTTAGACGTGAGCACGCCCCTTTCGTCGTTGAAACCGCGTTCCGCTATTGGGGAAACTCTGCGAAATGGGGACTGCTCGCTGGCGGTACTATGCCAACGCTAAGTGCAGGTGTTTTAACTTTCAGCGCGTCCGCGTCCTATGTTTGTCGTTTGGACGTCACGGCGCGGGATGTGGACATATCCGCAAACTTCAACCCTCCCTCCGGTGGCGTTGATCGTATCAGCTACCGTGTCCAGAACGTGACAGATAACCTGTCTGGATATTCGGTGCAGTATGACCGAACGACAGGCGTGATTAACCTTTATTACCTGGCCAACGGAGTCGCTGCTTATACGGTTCCGAGCCCTCCCGGATTGGGCACACCCCACAATCTGCGAGTCAAAGCGACCGGGCCATGGCACGAAATCTTCTTCAACGGAAAAAGAGTGCTTAGTGCCGTTCACGGGACTTTGAACTATGCAGGGGCGATCCTTATAGGCTACCCGTCAGGCTCTTCTGGCGGAACAATCTCGACCCCTTATATCTGCTATGCCCCTGAGGATGTTGAAGCTCAGCAGTTCACCAACGAACAATATCTTCTTGGAAACTATCCCGCGGACTACAGTACAAACCCTGACAGTCTGGGCGGTGATGGAATTCACCACTTGTCCATCAAAGGCGTGTTTCTGCTGATGCTGCCTGCTTGCCAGCGATTCATCAACGACCTGAAACGCTTCTTTGAGCGTCCGCAGGTACTCGGGACGGCCGTCGGGACTAGTATCACAAACACCTCAGGCGCAATGGTCACGCTCGGGCAAGCCATCACAATTACGCTGAGTCAGACACAGAACGTGAAAGTCGATGTGACGTTCGGATATCAAAATACAGCCACCTCAGACGGTGTCTTGGCCGTCATGCTTGACGGTGTGAACACCCAGTCATGGTGGCTTGCTCCGACTACTGCAAACAATCCCGGGAACAACCCACGGCCACTCACCGTCTCGACAATCATGCAACTCGGAGCAGGAACGCATACAATCGACCTCGGTTGGCAGGGTACAAACCTGAGCAGTGGCGGTGGCGGTGGCACTCGTTACCTGACGGTCGCCGTTCAACCCTCCTAATGAGCAAGCATGACATCCGCAGTCGTTAGCGAGGCGATGACATGGCTCAACACCCCTTATCACCATCAAGGGCGGATTAAGGGCGCGGGGACTGACTGTGCAATGCTCCTGTGCGAAGTCTACGAGACCGTAGGCTTGATCCCGCACATAGACCCGAGGCCGTACCCACCCGACTGGCACTTGCACAGGAGTGAGGAACGCTATCTGCGATGGATCGAGGACTACGCAGACAAGGTCGACAACCCATTACCCGGGGATGTTGCGCTCTACCAGTTTGGGCGCACGATCAGCCACGGTGCAATTGTGGTCAGTTGGCCTACTATCATTCACGCATACAGGGGCGAAGGGGTTGTCCTCGCTGACTGTATGCAAGGCGCACTCGCGGGACGTTTAGCAGGGTTTTGGCGTGTGAGAGGAAAATAAAATGGGCGGTCTATTCGGTGGCGGTGGAACAATCAGTACGTCAGAACCTCGCATCGGGGCTCTGAACGTACAGACGTCGGCTTACGGCATGGTGATCCCTCTTGTGTGGGGTCGCCAGCGCATTCCGGCGAATATGATGTGGTATGGGGATTTCACATCTGTTGCACATACAACGACGCAGAGCTCTGGAGGTAAGGGCGGGGGCGTTTCGCAGTCGAGCACGACTTACACCTACACCACAGCGGTGGCGATGGGTTTGTGTGAAGGCCCGATTGTCGATATTGGTAGCGTGTGGAAAGACAAGACTCAGCTGACCACACAAACCAAGCCCGCCACGAACATCACCGTCAACAACGAGCCTAACACCGTACCCGCATCACCCTATCAGATCTCGGTAGTCTATGCATCGAACTTCGTGTCCGACGCTGGTGTCATGGGCGCATACGGAAACCCGTTCACGAACGTGTCGCCTGCAACTCCTTCAGCGACTGGTCAATACAAGGTTGCAGGTGGGACATACACGTTCTTTTCCGGAGATGCGGGAACGGGCATTCAGATCAGCTACGTCTACAATCAACCGACGCAAGTTATCAGCCCGCTGTCACAGCTCAACTTCAGTTTGTTTCAGGGTACTTCAAGTCAAGCGGCCTGGGGATATCTCACGAGCAAGCATCCAACGGAAGCCATCGGATATCAGAACACCGCTTACGTTGCAAGCGGGTCTTATGACTTGGGCGATTCAGCAGCGATGTCAAACCACAGTTTCGAGGTTCTTGGCCCGCTGCAATACGGGGCGGGGATTTTGGATTGCAATCCAAAAGACGTCGTCCTTGACTACCTGACGAACGCACGTTACGGCGTGGGCTTCAACGTCGCTCAGCTGGGCGATTACACTCAGTTCTCGAACTATTGCGTGTCCGCTGGTTTGTTCTACTCCCCCGCATTCACCGATCAGACTGCCGCATCTAGCGGGTTGACGGATCTGCTTGAGTCCGTGAACTGTGCGCCTGTGTTTTCAGAAGGGAAGTTGAAGATCATTCCGTATGGTGATCAGGCGATGTCTGGTAACGGCGCGACCTACACTCCGTCGGTGACACCGCTCTACGACCTTACCGACAACGACTTCCAAGGCATGGGGGAAGACCCGATTCAGGTGTCCCGCACCCGCCAGGCGGATGCGTTCAATCAGGTGCAGGTCGAATTCTTGAACCGACTGAACCAATACAACATTCAGATCGCTGAGGCCAAAGATCAGGCAGACGTGGAGCTCAACGGATTACGACCCTCCACGGTGTTTTCCTATCATATGTTCTGCGATCCGAACGTCGCTCAGCTTGTGGCCCAGCTCAAGCTCCAACGACTGCTGAACATTCGGAATTCGTATAGGTTCAAGCTAGGCTGGAACTACTGCCTTCTTGAGCCTATGGATATTGTGACGCTGACTGACTCCGGCCTGGGCCTGAACAGGTTTGCAGTTCGCATCACTGACATAGAAGAAGACTCCGACGGGCTGCTGACGGTGACGGCGGAAGAGTTCCAGGCTGGTGTGGCCACCGCTGCCCTTTACAGCTTCCAGAGCTCAGAAGGTTATGGTGACGGTCAAAATATCCTTCCTGGTTCTGTGAGTGCGCCACTTCTATTCGAGCCCCCGCTGGCGGTAACGAACGGTGACAGTCAGCTCTGGGCAGCGGTGAGCGGCGGGTCCACTTGGGGAGGCTGTAACGTGTGGGTGAGCCTGGACGGTCAAAGCTATCAACGAGTCGGACAGATCAACGGGTCGGCTCGTTACGGAACGCTGAACGCTACGCTCGGCGCACCGTCTGCAGACCCGGATATCACGAACACAATGGTCGCCTTGCTCAATGCAGACGGCCAGCTGCTATCTGGCACACAGGCCGACGTTCTGGCTTTCACGACCCTATGCTATGTGGGGGGCGAATTGGTGGCTTACCGCGACGCTACGCTGCAGGCGGTGCGGCAATACGGGCTCACGTATTTGAAGCGGGGCCTGTACGGCACCGCAACGTCCAGTCACTCTTCTAG